GACCTAGAGCGTATGAACCTCCACCAGATTTCTCTCCGCTTATCCCAAGAAGATCTGGAACAAGCAATGCTCTTGCAATCCACAAATTGAACATATCTAAACCTGTTTTATATGCCGGGGTGGAATCTCTTGTATTTTGTAGAAACTCGATGTTTGTATCGGCAGGAATTAAGAACGTCGAAGAATTGACAAGTGTTTTTAATTTTCTAAAGAATGCGTCAACCTCAACACTATCCATCGATTGTTCGTATTTTCCAACAACTGTTGGAGAAGCAAAACGCTCTATGTAGATGCCATAGAATCGAGTAAAGAATTTCTTTGCCTTCCATGCTTCATGTGCGGCTCTTAAATCCGATTTGCCATACGGATTTCCATATTCCTGTTGGTAAACATGATGAATAAATTTTGTTGGGTCTAATTCTTTTTCGCCTCTTTCTTGTGATTGAATAATATTGAGTATTTTTCCGTATCTGTCGATATTAAAACGAAACGAATGAGGCGGCCTAACTTTTACTGCATCAACCTCGTACAGATTATTTTCATTCAATTTGTAAATTGGTTCAGAAATTGAAAAACCATATTCGTAAGACGACATTATGTCACGCAAGATATCGTCAAAAGATTTTCCTGTGTCTTGTCTGTCCAGAAGTCTGTCAAGATTGTTTACAAGAGTTTCTTTGATGTTTTCATCTTCACAAATAATATCCCAGCCCGTATTGATAACCATATCCTTCTTGAAAGAAATACAAGCCTTTATCTGGTCGTCATTCTTCATCTCATCGTAAATGGAGTAATTATTTCCATTACACAAACTGTCTGGGTTCCAAGGAAAAAGATATGAGTCACGAAAGTAAGTTGACTTATAGGTTGTTTGAGGTTCTCCCAAATTTGACGGGAGTGGAAAGTATGATTCAGCTTCTAATTTTTGCCCAGATGGAAGGATTTGCGGTTGTTTGGAAGGTTCAGAAGATTGCGGTTGCTTGGTAGTTGTCTCCAATGTATATCCCCTCGTCTAAGGATTTCATTCTTCGTTTCAGTCTCATATACATTTGAAAAGTAATTGCCCAAGCAATTACAATATCGTCATGTTTGTTTCCTTGTGCGCCAATTTTAGTCTTGTCATTTACTATTGTCAAGCACTCTTTTAAAAACTCTGAATCGTAAATAGAAAATTCAGGTTGAAACTCATTTTCACCCTCGATGTCATCTCCCTCGATTGCCTCCTTGAGATGGTCAAGCATCATGGGCTTAGTGATTTTCGTTGTCTCCCACCCGTATTTGACAAATTTCTTTTGCTCACGCCCGCCCTGAAATTTTATTATGCGTGTCTCCTCATTCTGTGTAAAAAGATTTGGATACCTCATTTTCTCAATCAATCCAAGAAGAACCGCATGACCGTGATTGTTTCTTTCAACAGCAAGTAAACAATTGCCGAACTTTCTACCCCATTCATCACATATCCTATAGAACGTATCCACTCCGACATGAGCCTTGTATCTAAATACTTGTCTTCTCTTAGTTACATTTAAAATAGTCAAAACGGAATAGTCGCCATCAAGTCCTTCTGCGACATCGGCACCAGCAACATAGGTACAATTCTTATCGTAATTTTCCCAAAGAGTATATTCATGCGTTTCTGCTATCGGCTGAATATCTCGTGTTTCTTGAAGTAACGCCATCATCTTTTTCCCATTAAAATACGGATTCCCGGACGTAAGAAATGCTGATTGGTCATCTTCTGGAAACTCTTGAGCAAACATTTCTTTCAATTCCTTCTTTTTGTTTCTCCTGAATAGAATCTGCTCATCAGACAAATCAAGCTTCAGTTCCTCCGGGCTTTTCTTGACTTCCATACCCCTTGTTTCAATACGGTATTCCGGTTGAATGTGCCAAGGGAAAAACCGTGATTTGAAGCCTCCATCACCAAAAATAGCCGTTTTTGCGTCCTGATACGTCAAATATGCGTCATTTCCTATCCCATTTGCGGTTGTTTCGCCCGTTATATTGGCATTAGGACCTGCCGCTGCAAGAGATGCCTTTACCCTTTCATCTTCGCAGAATGCCCACTCAGAGATGTGAAGGTTGTGCAAAGCGGTTGACCGGATATCAAGCGATACGAATATTTTTGAGTTTATATCTGGAAATGAAATACTGGATTTGTTGTCATCACCAAACCTTGGCTTTATTTCTTTTGGCATGGTATTGATACCGAGGCGTACTATGTCCCAAAGATAGTCTAGTGATTCCTTTTTATGTGAAAGGATTCCGGTGGTTACATTTCGATTGAATATCGTTTCATCGAGCCAGTACAGTAACCAAAAGGTTGACACTCCGCCCTGCCTATACTTTAATACAAAGTACCGAACAGGGTTCATTCCTTTGACATCCTCAACCATCTCGATTTGGATTGCGTTTAGTTTTAATTTGGTGAGTTTTTTGTTTTTGTCTTTGATGAGATAGAAGTTTTGAAGCCTATACAGCTTGTCACGAACCTTATCTTGCCATTCAATTAAGTTCATCTGTCAGTTCCCGGCCCTCAATCACTTTTATAATTTCAAGATGAAGGGATTTGCTTCCTATTTCTTCCGTGGTCTGTCCGTAATGAAGTCTCTCATTCTTAAAGATACGGTCAATAGAAGATGACAGCCTGTCAATGTCTCCCGGCGTAAGCGGGTCTTGAATTGTTTTCCCATCAGGGGAAAGAGTCTGCTTTATAACAGCAATCGTTTCCTTCTTGAGAGCATCCCAAATTTTACCGTAATCAGACCATTGCTTTACTAACTCATTCGATTTAGCGGTTTCAAGTTTAGATAACGTTCGGTCTATAATGCGTTGTTTCGCCGCATACCAATCGTCAACATCAACGGCATTGTAAAAAGTAGGCTTGTCGATTTCTTTGTATGCACGGAATTGATTTAGTGTAGGCCAGTTACCGGCCAGATACTCATTTTTAAGTCCATCCCAGTCATATGACCTTTTCTGTCGTTGCATTATTTGCCTCTGGAACAACGGGTTCAATAGGATTATCTTCTCTGAATTTGAGTTCGGGCTTAAATTTTGGCAAAATCTGTTCAATGAACTTATCTTTAGCAACCTCATCCCAAGTTTGCATATCTGCCGCTGTCTTGCAAAGCAAGTCCATTGCCTCCTGCCATTTAAGCGGATTCATATCTTGTGACCTAAAGAAGTAATCCATTGCTTTTTTCTTGTCGCCAATCATTGAATGGGCTATACCAAGATGAATCATAACATCTTCATTTGGTTTCAAGTCATTAGAATATCCAAGATGCTCGATTGCTTCTGGATATCTTTGCTGTTGGAACAACCAAAGACCATAAGCATTTCTAACTTTGTTTATCGACCAAATTTTTGGAATTCCTTTTAGGATTTCAAATTCATCTGTTTGCTTATCTATATCCTTTCCAAAATTAGTAAAGATTTGAGCAAGATAAGCTTCTGGGAGCATTGGCCAAACTTTAAGACATTCTTGATATTTTCTTTGTCCTAGCAACTCTAGAGCTTTCTTACCTGCAATCGTCTTTTCAACCATTTCTTTCCAATCTTCTACCTCAAGAGTCCAATCAATTACTTCATCTTGTTTCGGTTTTCTCAAAAGATAGGTCTGGCCATACCGCAAGTCATCAAACGATTCCACAACAAGGTGGCATTTTTTGAATAGATTCCTCAACGCTTTTCTACTAAAGACATTTATGTGGTCTTTGTGCCACAAGTCTTCAAAGTTGGTAAGCGGATTTCCAGATGAATCTTCGAGGATGTTGTACCACTCTGGGGTAGATATAAGAATGCGTCCGTCATCTTTGAGCATATCAACATAAGATTTCAATTTATTATCTGGTTGAATCATATGTTCTAGGACGTGATATATAGTAATCAGATCATATTTAACCTTCGGCAGTTCTTCCGGAATGGGAATTCCGTAGAAATGCTCACAAAATCTTCGATACGTCAAAGTATATTCGCAACCGATTGCTTTGTGTCCTTGTCTTGCGAGTTCAGCCACTACATATCCCGTTGCACAACCAATATCAGCGCACACCAATCCTTTCTTATCCTTTAAGAATTCGGAAAGGAATGACCGTATGTAATTTATCTTGTGGTTAGTAGTAATCAAATTGAAATGATTTGGAATCGGACGATATAACTTCCGATAGTATTCCTTCATTTTTTCCTCATCCTGTGGTTCTACGTGGAACATTACTGCCCCGCAATCTTTGCAACAAAGTAACTCTTTCTGCGTATGCAGTTTCTCGAATGAATGAAAATTCTCAGCGTCACATATATAACATTTCATTATTTTAATT